GTCGTAGTTTCTGGCGACCGCGATGGTGTTGCCACCAGCGACAATCGACACGACCTGCATCAGTTCGGGAGACGCGGATTCGTTCTCCAGAATGGTGCCGACCGTCAGGGCCTCACCGATGCCCGTGCCGCCGCCGACGGCGCTGACCTGGAACGCGGTGACCGCCACGGCGCTGTTGATCGCGGTCGAGGCCACGATGTAGCGGGGACGGAGGAAGTCCTCGATGAATTCATGTTTGGTGCTGGTGGCGAAGCCATCAGGATCACCAACCCAGTCGAGGAAGGGCGCTTCATACGGCGCCAGCGTGCGGATGATTTCCGACACGTCTTCGCCGATCAGATTCGGCGTGAACATGCGATTGGTGGACAGTCCTGAAAACGGCATCGGTCAGCTCCAGAGGCTCACTTCTTCCGAGTAGCCTCAAACAAGGCGTTGACGGCTTGGGCCGAGTGCGGATTGCTCTGCACTTCTGCCCGCGCCGCTTCGAGCGACATCGACGACCCGTTGTGCCCATGCGTCGAGGCCCCGCCTCGCGCGCCACCGCCCTGCCCGGGTGCGGGCTTGCGGTGATGGGTGTGGGTGTCGAGATACTCCTTGACGAAGGATGCGAGCGCTTGAGGCTTGCCTTGGACGTTTCGAGGCGAACCATCCGCGTTGCGTACGTATGGCTGCATGTCATCGTCGTAGCCGATGGACGCGTGAAGGATGACCTCCAATTCATCGAGGGACTCATCTCGGGCCCCGATCGCCCGGGCTTCCCCGCGCAGTTGGGCCTTCGTGAGTTCCATGATTCGGGCATTGCGCTTGTTCAACGCGTCTGCTCGTTTGGTGATCTCTTCGGCGTGCGCCTCTTCTCGCTTGGTCAACGTCCGACTCGATTCACGGATCGTGTCGGTGAGTTGCGTCTTCAGGGTTTGATTGTCAGCCTCGATGGCCTGCCACTTTTCGCGCTCAAGTGGCAGCGATGCTTCGATGCGCGCCCGTTCCGCCTTGATCGCGGAGTCCAATTGCTGCTTAGCCTCTTCGGCCGCTTTCGATTGGCCACCACGAAACCCGGTCCCGTGCGCCGTGATCTCGATTCGCTTGAGAATGGCGTCCACTTCGGGCGGTAGTTGCCCTACGAAGTCGCCCTTGTCGTCGATTTCGAGTTCAAACTTTGGCATCTGTCACTCCTGAAGGTCTTACCGATGTGTGTTACCGAGCTTGGTCTTACCGATGTGTCTTACCGTGGTCTTACAGAGCCACCCGCGTCACCGATGCGGGGTCAATCGTCGCCGTGCCGCCCGTGCCACCCGCGGTGCCGCAGTTGACCGGGACCGAAAAACTGGTGCCATTCACGCGCGTGGCCACCCGTGAGCCGTTGGGGTCCGCATTCGCGCCGGTCACGCCCGCAATCGTGACCGTGTCGCCGGTCTGGATCGTGTGCGTGGCACTGGTGAACACCGTGGGTGAGGCCTGCGTGTTGCTTGTCAACGCCACCGGAGGCGCCAGCGCCGTGATGATCCGGCTGGCCTCAGGCTCCACGACGTTACCGCCGTCCTCAATCTGCTGGATCGTCCATTCCGAGACATTCGCTAGACGCGCAAGGCCTTGGATGGTCAGCCCACCGAGCAGCCGTCGCGCCTTCAATGTGTCCATGCGAAATCCCGGCATTACGTCTCCTTCGCCAACGCCTTCTGAATGCCCTTGTCGATGCGATCCACAATCGCCGCCTCGTCCCGTTCATCCAGCCCAAAGAACGGCCGCTTCGTGCGACTGCGCCCCGCGCCCGTCACCTCGTGATACGTCGCCTTCTCGGCGGCACTCACACGCCGACTGCGCTGAATCAACGTCTGTCGCTTCGCCATCTACGCTGCTGGCGGAGGTGGCACTGCCGCGTTGTCTGCCGCGACCAGGGCCTCGGCTTCCGCCACCGCTTGCACAGATAGCGCGACTTCGTCCGCCGCGTGAGCCGCCAACGCCGCTGCCTTGAGTTGCTTGGCGACCGCTCGCGCGTGGCGATTGATCGCGGCAATGCGCTGACTGCGATGCGCCTGTGCGGCGGACTTTGCCTTTGCGGGTGTGTGCTTCGCCATGTCTGCCTCAAAATGCAAAAGCCCGCAGAATCAACCTCCCCAACGGGAAGGGACTCTGCGGGCTCGGTGTGTGCCGGTGACCCGGATAAATTGTCTGTCGCGCGGTTGCGGGCGCGATTCTACACTAACGTGTCAAATTGTCTACGTTTACAACTCGGCTGTCAACTAAACGCGGTTGCGGAGCGACATCCGTCAGGCCACAGATGCGGATCTCGGCGTTCTGAAACAGGCCCTCGGACACGTTCAGCGTGATCTGCCCCTTGCGGAACGTGTAGCCCAATTTGGCCTGGAGATCCTTCACCAGCCGCTGCACGTCGGTCATGATTTCAGCTCGTGGTGAATCATGTGACACATCACTTCGACGATCTCATCGTGTGAGTGATCCGGATAAGTCACCGCGATGCTGCGCGTCACTATCCCCAGTATGAGGCTGCACGTCTGTGCCGGGTCTAAATGGTGGCGCTTCGCCATATCGCGCAGGTCAGCAGTGAATGCCCGCTCGATGCTTTTCGGGATCGGCACCGATTCGCGGTAGGTGGGAATGCTCATGACGAGAACCCGAGCTCCACTTCGTCATCCTCCACCCGCGTGACCGCGATCGCGTTCAGCATGGCCCCGGACAACTGCAGATTGACCCGCGAGACGCCCAGCGCTTCAGCCTTCTGCGCCGCATAACTGGCACTGTAAGGCGCAAACGGTGCTCCGCCTGTCTGCTGCCCTGAGACGGTGCGCCGCACGATGCGCTCCCGAGCTAGCAGGCCCACTTCCCGCATCAGCGCTTTGTTCGTCAGCGGGATCTTGTCCAGCGGGCCGAAGTTGCGGGTGACCTTGGCGCTCATATTGCCGCCAGCACTGTGATTCGCAGCCTCTGGCCTCGATATGGCAAGCGCCACGCGACACCAGGGCCATCGAACCAGAGGCGCAGATACCCACCGAGGCGGTCCCATCGGCCGCACAGACACGACGCCATTTCGCGCTCAACACTCATGACGGCTTCTGCCAAAGCAATCGCCCATTCCAACTCGGCGCCAGGTCATGCGGCACATGCACGAACGTGAACCCCTCCGCGCGCAGACGTGTTGCCGCATCGGTCACGCCTTGGCAGCCGGGGTAATCATCAATCAGCAGATACCCACCGGGCCGCAGATGGTTCACGGCGTTGACCGTGTCCGTATACGCGTGCAGTTCATCGTGGTCGCCATCTACATAGACCAGATCGTAGGAGCGATCCAGCGTCAGCTCTGACAACATGGCTAGCGAATCGCCGTAGACCTGCACCCAATCTGTGCGTAAGTCCTTCGCGCGCTCGCGGTAGATTGCCTCAGGCCGTGACGGATCAATGTCAAACGACAGCAGGTGCCCACCGCCTCGGTTGTGCATGCTGTGCGCCGCCACCATGCCTGACATGCAGGTCGGCCCGATGCCGATCTCAAGCACGTTCGTCACGGCCAAGGCTTCACAGAGCACCCAGAGGATTTCGGCGTAGCGATCCGCCCCCGGAGACCAGCCATAGGGAGGCTGGCCACACTGTGCAGACATCCACGCCTGACACTCGGGCCAGGTCACGGCGTAGCCTCACAAAGTACTATTATCGTGTGTCCGTTACGTGATACCCTAAGGAAATGGCGAATCATCGCAAGGACTACACGGGCAGACGATTCGGGCGATTGGTTGCGATAGAACGCCTTGAAGGCCCGAAGACGCGCTACCGATGCACATGCGATTGCGGCAACGAACACATCGCGATAGCAGGCAATCTGCAAAGCGGCGGCGTGGAAAGTTGTGGATGTCTGAGGCGCGAACAGAAGCAAGCGCACATGCGAACGATAGCTGGACGCAATGCGGCCGAACTGACCGGCCAGCGATTCGGCAAGTTGATTGTTCTGCGTCGAATGCCATCCGAAAGGCGCACGCTCTGGGAATGCCTGTGCGATTGCGGCGCGATGTCCATCAAAAAAGGCAAGTACTTGGTCAATGGAGATACGCGCAGTTGCGGCTGCGAACAACGAGCGTACCGCGCGAGCGGCCACAACAAATACAGCGACATGCCCGAGAAGTTCCCGCGCGAATATTCCGTCTGGCGAAGCATGAAGAGTCGGTGCTACGTCAAATCGTCGAGCGGGTATCGCTTCTATGGTGCGCGCGGAGTCACTGTGTGCGATCGCTGGCGAACGGACTTCCGCGCGTTCATCACTGACATGGGACCATGCCCTGAGAACTTGACAATAGACCGCATCGATCCCAGTGGTAACTACGCACCGGAGAACTGTCGATGGGCAACGTGGGAAGTTCAATATCACAACAAGCGTCCTACGCAGCGTCCTAGAGATCCTGCACTTGCTCCGCGACTTCGGGCACGCGACGGTCGGTTCCGGCCAACTCCTGAAGCTCACTAAATTGTGAGATCTCGATCCAATGGTGCCTACACGAAAATCCGCCGCCCGTGAGATAAACGCTTGACAACTGGCCGTTATCCATGTCGTCAATCTCGGCCCGCGTGAAGACCTGGCCGACAATCTCTAAGCAGAAATCCCGCGTGCGTTCGTCCACAGGCCCTGCATAGAGAAACTTCGTCTCTGGGTCATTCCCAGCCGCGAGTGCTTCCACCTGTCGACCGTAGATACTGACGGCCGTGTCGTAGAGCGTCCCCACCCGTGCCTGTGACAGATCCAGCATCTTGGCGACTTCGGTCAGGATGTCCGTCACCGCTTGCCGGCTCAGCATCCCTCGGGTCACCGCTTGGGTAATCGCTCTGGTGATGACCTCACCTTCCTCGAGCAAATCCTGCAGGTGGATCGTGCGCATCGCCTCCAAGGTCAACTGCGCTTCAGGGGCAAGGTTCGCGGCCACCTTGGCAATCCGCCGCCCAGCCAGTACCCGCTCGGCCATCCGGTCCAACGCGGCCCCAGTGGCGACGTCCAGCAGGTCGGCATACCCTGCCTCCCTGAGACGCGTCCGCACCTGCTGGCGCACCGCCAAGGCTTGCGACGCCCGCACCTGCACGGTTCTGCTCGGTGGCTCCGAGATCAGCAGCCAGTCGCGGATGCGCCGCTCAGCGTCCCTCATCACAGAGGACAACTGACGTGCAAAGGCGGCAGATATGCGATCCGCCTCACGGGCAGTCTTCTCTGCGGCTTTGACGAGGCGACTATCCTCTGGCATACAATCTGCTCAGCTCACCCGTGAGGACACTATGAAACCACTCTTCGTCGTGACAGTGCTCTGTCTCGTCCCGGCCACGTTGTGGGCCGTAGACGCTGATAAGGCCACCTACACCGGAGGCACGCTCACGGGCATCCAAGCCAAGAGTGAGGGCGCCTTCTCTACCGACAGCCCAACAGCCGCATCCTTCACCGTGAAGAAATCCCCACCGCTCACCATCCCCTACGCGCGCATCACCGCCTTGGAATACGGTCAGAAGGCTGGGCGGCGTGTGGCCGTGGCGGTGTTCATCTCGCCGTTGGCGCTGTTTTCCAAGAAGCGCAATCACTACTTGACCATCACCTTCACTGACGACGCAGGGACCGAGCAAGCCGCCGTGTTCGAACTCGGGAAAGACATCGTGCGCACCACGCTGAAAGTGCTCGAAGTGCGCTCCAAGCGAGCCGTGGAGTATCAAGACGACGAAGCCCGCAAATCTGTGGGCGGCGGACAAACGCCATAGCCCTAATACGCACAGAACGAATTGCAGCCCATAACCGAAGTCGCGCCTGAGTATTGAACCACCGACGTCACTCCTAAGTATTGGTGGCCTTTACCAGACCGGAGCGGCTGCGCGAGCCCGTTCGGCGTGTTCACATACTGCGGATACACCGACGCGGGGCGTGGTCGTGTTTTGTCTTCCGCCACGCGTTCAAGTCGTCGCACCTCGGCAAGAGCCTCAGACCATTGATCCAACGTGGGATAAAAACCTTGCGGCTCTGGGCTGCTTTCCCAGAAACGCATCTCGGCTATGTCTTGACTCATTACGCCGCAGCTCCCTTCGCAGGCCGCATCGGGGACGCCGGCTCCTTCGGCTTGCCCATCTGCATCGCCTTCATCGTCAGATCCAGCCGCTGCTCGGCCTGCTCGGCCGGTGTTAGATCATCCGGGGCCTCGTCAATCGCCTTGGTGATCTCATCCTGCACCTGCTGCGGCAGATCCCCCATGCCCGTGAACTTGCCGACCAGCATCTTGCGCTGCTCCTTCAGGAACAACGGGGGCATGCCCAGGCTCGCGGCGGCTTCGGCCTGATCCACCAGTTCCCCAAACGGCGTCATGTCGAAGGTGTCTGGATACTTGACCTGAGGATCGTCAGTCTCCCAGCGGCTCTGCCAGCCATCGGCCCCATACTGCGCGCGGTAGAACAACTCACACAGCTTGTATTCGGTGCGCTCACACTCATCGGCATAGCCAGAGAGGCGCTGATTCATGTCCTCGCGCTTCAACTTCAGCGAGCCTTCTGCCTCGGCGTCCTTGCTGTCGGATTCCCAGGATAGGGAGGCTTGGCGGTAGATGCTCCTGAGCCGACGTGTGGCCTCGGCGTGATAGGCCTCGATATTGCCGGCATCCGGTTGGATGTAACTCGCGGCGTTACCTGAGAACAGCACGTTATCGGAGCCCTTGGCCCCGCCAGCCAACTGCATCGCTTCTTCGACGGTGATGCGGTCCTGCCCTGTGCCTAAGGGAATGTTCAGAATGCCAAAGGTCTGATTGCGTAGGAGCTCACGAATCTCACTCGTCAGGTTGTAGAGGTCGATGTAGAGCTTGGGGTCACCAAGCACCGACATGCCGATCGCGGGATCCATCGGCCGTCTCGAGGCAAACAGAATCGCCACCGGCACAACCCCGAAGCCATGCTCACCGCCGCCTATCTGCTTCCCCGCATCGTCATACAACGTCCACGAGGTCTTATCCACCACACGAACATAGATGCGATCCTGATGCGGCTTCAGCAGATCGGTGCGCGGCGCGAGCTCGGCAAACTTGATCGCCACCAACTGCCCAAGGTCATCGAAGGCCCAATCCCACACGTCCAGCGGCGTATAGCCTCGGAGGAATGGAAACTCCTGATCCGCGGCGGTGTATTCGGTGGCCTCATTGGGCTGGCGGTCCATGTAGAGAAACAGATGGCCAAATGTCCCCGCCAAATCCCACGCAGCTTTCATGAAGTCGTCGATGTGCATCCCAGTGCCGTCGACGTTCTCCCACCACTCAGTCACGTCCGCGCCCTCAGTTGAGCCATCGCCCAACCTGCGCACAGCCTGCTCCCGAAACAGCGCCGTTTGCATCGAGGAGATGATCGTGCCGGCGAAGTTCTCGTAGCAGGCAATCGCACGCCGCGCCATCAGTTTCTTGGTGGGCTTCTTGGGGTTGTCGCTATCGTGGTCTTTCCATTCACGCGGATGGGCCACCAGATAGCTGCCATCCAAGAATCCCCCGACGCCTTCGCGCACGTCTCTGAGCCGCTGCCAGATCGGCTGCAGCGTCATATAGGTCGGATGCGTGTACTTGGCCTGTGATTTGGTCAGGCTGGCGATGGTGGTCGTGCTATTGATGGCCATTAGAGAAACGCCTCCGCGCGCCCAAAGGCCGCCACGCGCTGGCCCTGTGTGCGAATCACCATCTGTGAGAAGGCGTCGACATCATCGTCATGCGCGCCATTCGGGAAGCCTGCCCACTCGTGCAACATTTCCTGCACCCATCCAGGGGTGAGGCCGATGTCCGGCTTGCCTCCGGTCATATCCTCCGCCCCAGGCACAAAGATGTTGCCGCCCTCAAGGACAGGCTGAGCCGCCATGGCACACTGCACCTTGTCGCCGCGCTTGTTCCACGCCACCACACCGGTAATCTTGCGCCTCAACATGCGAATGGCTTCCGGGCCGGCCGCGGTGTTCTCAATCAGCACGAGCACACCCTTGTCGGGATACTCCTCAACGGCCCAGCGGTGCAGGTCGGCAATCTGCGTGGTGAGCTCAGAGAGGCCCCAACGGCCTCTGAGCCTTCGCAGGCCATAGCGGTTCGGCCCTGAGATGCCCCACGCCTGCGCCACGCTGAAGTCGTTCTGCTGCTTCTCTTTCAGTGCGGTATCGACGGAGATGACCAGCGAATCTATGGCGGGCTTGGTCTCGGGGTCGTAGTAGCGCACCCACTTGAGCTTCAGGATGCCGCCTTCAAGTGGGGCTGGGCGTTGCTGCAATTGCCCTGCAGCCGCATAGCTGCCCATCGCGCGCTCGAGTGACGCCACAATCGCATCGGTGAACAGGTCAGGCCACAGCAACTCACCCGGCTGTCTGGGGTCGACGTGGGGCCTCGCTGCTTTCGTCTGCACCAGTGCATCGGTCGACTCGGCACGCATGGGCAGGCAGATATGCGTCCACTCTTCAGCCGATGTCCCGCTGAGAATGAACCCGCTCATGTCGAGCTCGTGCAAGCGCTGCATGATGACCACTTGCGCCGCTGCTCGAGAGATGCCGCGGCTGCTCACCGTCTGGCTGAACCAATCCAATGCCTGCTGACGCTCGAGATCAGACTCGGCCTGCTTCACGTTGTGCGGGTCATCAATGATGAATCGATCCGGGTGCTCACCTGTGCCCCTGCCACCCACTGACGTCGCGAGGCGCCAACCACCAGCTTCGTTCTCGTACCGAGTTTTCTGATTCGCATCATCCCGAAAGGCGATCGGCCAGAACTGCTGATACCAGGCGGATTCGATCAGCACGCGCATCTTCACCGCGTCACGCGTGGCTAAGTCTTGCCCATAGCTGGCCGCGATGTAACGCTTACTGGGATCGGTGGCCCACTCCCAGGCTGGCCAGAACACGCTGACAATCAGGCTCTTGGCGGTGCCTGGTGGAACGTTGATGAGGAGCCGCTTGACCTCGCCTCTGGTGACGCGCTCGAGCTGTTCGCAGATGACGTCCAAATGCCAATTGGGCACGAACGGCACGGCTTCGATGATGGGCCATGCCTGCTCGACGAAGACGCGGAGGTGCCGGCGCGCATGCTCGGCACGGACATCCGCCAGCGTCAGGGCCTCAAGCACTGCGACGGCTGTGGCCATCAGTTACGCTCAGCCATGCGGTGGTCCGGTGCCATTTTATCTAAAGATTTCTGAAGTCGCGTGAATGCGTCTCGCGTCATTGCGACCGCGTATTGACCGGGCCAAGATAGGAGCCAAGCGCCTTCCGGGTAATTCACATCGTCCAGAGAGAATGACGATGACACCCATACAGCGCGGCGACCGTCCTTGAGGCGAAGTTCGGTATTCACAGCGCCTTCAGCAACTTGAGCCACTTCCTATTCATGCGTCTCTGCACTGCTGGCTTTTGAAAATGTCGCAGTATCTCGTCCGCGCAAACGAGCCTCGCCGCTTTCCCTAACCTGCCACGCAACGGCGACGTCACACGGATGGCCGTGGACCGAATCAATGCGCCACCTCACCGCCGCTGTCGGTGTCTTCGAACTGCGCACGGGCGGCGAGTTGCTGCACCATGTCGTCGGTCAAATGCTTGAGCAATCCGCGCTTGTCAGTGGTCGTGACTTCGCCGCTGACATGCACGCGCTCGGTGGGTTTGCCGTTCACCTTCTGGAGCATGTAGACCTCCAGGTGTGGGGCTTTGCCGTCGATCATGCGCTGTCTGGCGGAGTCCTGGTATTCGAAGCTGTTAGCCACCTCGCGCAGAAATTCCATGATGGCCTTGGGCGCCTTGCTCAGCGCACCTTTGGGGCGGCCATTGGGATTGCCTGAGTGACCTTTCGGAAATGGTTGGCCTCGACCCGGCATGTTTTGCTGTTATGTGGCTGTTTCTCGCTGCTCGTTTGCTGCTCGCTATTCTACGGAAGTGTTGAGCCTGTGCCGCGCCACTTTGTGCCGACGAGGGCGTTAGTTGCTGGTGTTGCGTGGTTGGTGCCGGTCTTTTCGCTGATGCGCGCGTATAGTGAGCCGCATGCCGACTGACCTCACACCATTCGCGGCGCTCGTCTGGCTCTGTGTGGGCTTCTTTACGGGCCTTGGCTGGGCAGTGGCGGCGCTGCTGGTGGCGAGGCTGGCACGCTAAGACGCTCCCGCTGATGCGGGTGGCGCCGCTGCCACTCAGCC